AATGCTGTATCTGTATCAACTTCGTCATTTGTTAATCCAGTTACTTTTACATAAGAATTTCTACTTATAGTTTGAGTTGAAGCTAACTCTCCATAAAAAGCTGGAGTGTTATCTCCACCAGCAGTAGCAAATGTGTTATCGCCTCTTAGAAATGTTGTGCTGTTTTTTGTACCAGTAGCAGTTAGTTGAGATAAACCAACAGAAGCATTTGCTGGATTAACAGTTTGTAATGCTTGACCAAGATACACACAGTACATATCGTCAGATGATGCAGTAGCACTTGTTAAAGTTAGAGTAGTTCCACTTGCAGAATATCCAGCAGTAGGCTCTTGTCTTACAAAGTTTATAAATAAAGCAATGTCATTAGCATTATTAACAGCATGATCTAAAGTATAACCAGTAGTTGCACTTGTAGAAAAGTCTTGTTTTAATAATGATGTGAAAGCATTTGATGGAGGTGTTCCAATATAAGCCATTAATTAATCCTATGTAATTTCCATTATTGATAATGTTCCAGAAACTTTATCTGCTACTGAACAATCTATTTGAATTTTGTCGCCAGTTTCCAATACAACTTTTCCACCAGATAAAAGCTCTAATGAACTTCCAGATGGAATAGATACATCTTTAACTAACATTGATGTTCCGTTAGCTACATTGTTTGCACCACCTCTATTTGATGTTGTACTAACTAATTCTACCTCAGCAGTAACTGCTGTTGTATGAATGTTTGCAAGTACCAATCCTAATACAACTGTTGTCGTACTAGATGCTACTGTATACATAACATAAGGAGTCCCAGCACTAGCTGGTTCTGCTGCAAATGTTACTGTCTTAAATGTGTTTGCCATTTCTTATTTTCCCCTTATTGTTAATTTACCCGAGGGCAATTGCTAAAGCTGTAGGATCATCTGTTACAAATCCTTGAGCTGTCATTAATGTTACTACTCTTGATAATGCAGCTTTCTTATTTGTACCACCAGCTCCATCATCTACTATTATTAAATCACTTGTAGTTAGATCTGCACCTATATCAGATCCTCCATCAATATTCAATGCTGTTAAAGAAACTTTATTTGCTGTTCCTATAGTTCCTAATTTTGTGTCTGCAATACTATTAATTGCAAGAGTAATATTTCCATTTGATGTAATAGGTGTATTACCAACTGTAATTTCTCCAGCACCTGCATCTGCTATTCCTATAGAAGTAACAGTACCTGTATTAGAAGGAGTAATTACTGAATAAGTAATACTTGTAGATCCTAATGTTGCATCAGAATTTGTAGTACATAAAAATATTTTATTATCATTAGCACTTCCTTGATTAACAACAACCATTTGACCTGAAAGTTCTTCAATACTATTAAACTGTGTATCTCTTGATGCTGCTCCTGCACCAGATCCTACTGCAGTATATAATCCATTTTCACTAGCTGTACTTTGATCTTTTAATAAAACTCTATCTCCTGCAACAAGTGTAACACCATCAATAGTGTCACCAGCTTCAAGAGCTGATGAAATTGTTACATTGGCAGTTGAAGCACACTCTGCAATAATTCTAGTTCTTAATCCTGCAACTGCATCATTAACATATGATGTTGCTGCTTTAGTATCTATTTGAGTTTGGATAGCAGAAGATACTCCATTAAGATAAGCAAATTCTGTATTTGATATTGAACCATTATGAATTTTAGTAGCGTCTATTGCTGCACTAGAATTAATATCTGCATTAACAATAGAGTCATCTACAATTTTAGATGAGTTTACAGAACTTGCTGCAAGTTTAGCAAGGGTTACATTAAGATCTGCTATATGAGCAGTATCAATTGAGCCATCAGTATAATGTTCTGAGTCTATTGCATCATCAACTATTTTTGAACCATCAACTGAATCTGCTGATAAATGAGCAAGATCTATACTTCCATCAACATAATGTTCTGAATCTATTTGATCATCTGCTATTTTAGCATTTGTAATTTGATCTGCTGCAATATGAGCTGTGTCTATAGAACCATCTGTGTAATGTTCACTATCAATAGCATTATCAGCAATTTTAGCTCCAGTAATTATATCTGCTGCTAAATGTTCTGCATCTATTGATGCATCTACATATTGATCACTATCAATACTGTTTACAGACATATGAGCTAAGTCAATACTTCCATCTACATACTGATCAGAGTCTATAGAATTAACTGCCATTTTAGCAACTGTTATTGCATCATCTACTATATTAGCTGTTGCTATAACACCAGTAGGTATTGAGTTATTTGTTTTAGCTAATACACCAATGTGTACACTTGTAATAGCTTCACTAGATAATGAACCTGAATCCCAAGTTACATTAACTGTAGTGTTTGTTGAAAAAGATGTACTAGATACAGTACCATATATTGTGCCTGGCGTTGATGCTACAACTTTAACTCTACGTCCAGCATGATAAATAGCTGTTACATTTGTTCCATCAATAGTAAATGATGTACTTGATGCGTAAGTAGCTGTATAAGTACCTGCACCATCACCATATTCAATCCATTCAGCTTCATTATAATGCTGTCTAATATCTGCCATAACGCTTCTAAAAGCATTATTGATATTTGATGGTAGCATTCCTTCAGCAACTGAAACTGAATTAGTTCCTGTAGCTGTATTGTTTGCTGATGTTGTATCGTATTTACCTAAAAATGTTCCTGCCATAATTTATCCTTACTCCATAAACCAAACGAAAGCTTTATCGCTTTCACTGTTATTTTTATTTACTAATGTATTAATTGCTTCTTCAATTTGTCTTTGAAAAAATTCTTGTGTCTCCATAGAATATCTAACATTATCTATGTCTGTTGAATCACTCATTATCTATATCCTGCTTTTGATGCAACAAGATCTATTCCTTGTGCGTGTTTAAATGATGTACCTGAAGCTATTTTTACATTAGATCTTATATATCTACCTGATTGTCTAACAGGATTAATACCACTTGCTACCATAGAAGATGAACTAGATTCTGTTTCTGTGTCTGCTAATCTTTCTCTAGTTTTTACAGTAACTGTTGCTTCTGCATCTACTATTGGTCTAACTCCTTGAATGTTTGTTCTAGCTCCTGGAAAACCTTCTATCTCAGCTGTTTCTATTTCACATTCATTTGAGTTTCCTGAAAAGATTGCAGCTTTAAAATCTCCATCTATTGCACCTAAAAACATTTGTCCACCATCCCAATAATCTGTATCTAAAGCAGCGTTAATATCTTCAAGGTTTTGAGATATAATATCCATTAATTCTACTGTATAAGCTCCTACAAATTGTGAAAATATTTGACTAGCATTTGTTTTAGCTAAAGACCATTTTTGTGTAGCATAGTTATATATAATTATTCTATCACAAGTACCTGTTGTATTAGAAGTATTATTTACACTTGGGTACAACCACATAGCTAATGTATTAAAAGGATCTGTTGCTGCTACTATTCTATCAGCATATGCTTTATTTAAATCAGCATCAAAAAATCTATTAACTTTTTCTACTCCAATACCTACTACATTATCACCTTGTATTTCATAGAATCCGTCATCAGCATAAAAGAATACACGTCTATTATCTTGACATACTGTCTTTCCAAAAATAGCTCCTCTGTTTGGAGATATAACTGACAGTCTAAATACTGTTGCTCCACCAACATAGTCCATACGAACTATTTGATTTTGTCTAAATACATAACCTACTTCTCCAGAAGTTATAGCTACAATTTTACCACCTGATCCTGGAAGATCTTGAAAGTCTGATTGTTTACCTGACCATACTGTTATGTCATTAATACCAGACCATTGAATTCTGTTTGTTGCTCCACTAATATTACCTGTAACTAAGAAATCTCTAATAACTCCAGAGACTCTAAACAAAGGACAAGTTCCTGCAGTTTGAATTGATGTAAGATTAGCAAAGTTAGTTGATGTTCCCATTAAATAAAATTGAGCTGCATCTACTCCATTACTTGCAATTACGTATTCACCAAACTGTGTAAATGTCCAATAGTCATCATCATCTCCTGTTAAACTTCCTTTACGAGAAGTAAAAGATCCTGATGCTAATTGATATATATCTGTTTTAGTTGCTACAAAATTAAATACAGCATTAGAGTTATCTCTAAATGAACCTGAACCATGTGCATCTTTACCAGTTGTTGATGTACCTGAATATGATACCAATGATGGAAATCTTTTATAAGATCCCAAAGCATGGTAAACATTAGTTGCTACGTTGGCCCCTTTCATACCATGTGCTGGTTGATCAGGCATCCATTCTCCAAAAGGTATTTGCATTATCTA